GCGGCATCGTCGATCTGGCTCCGTATGCCATCGACGCCTTCCTGAATGAGGAAGACACCGGTAAGATGCAGTTTGGCATGGGCGTTGTCACCGGCTCCAAGAAGGGCACCGGCATCAAGCTGCCCGTCAAGGCCAGCACTGCCGCGAACTTCGAGGGCGTGACCACCAACCGTCGTACCACCGAGTACGATGTGGAGGGCGACCTGAAGCTGCGTAAGGCTGCGACCATCGGCGTGATGCGCTATGGTCGTATCTACGTCCGCGTTGCCGCTGGCGTCAAGCCCGGTTACGGCGACAGCCTGTACCTGATTACCGAGGGCAACGAGGCTGGCTGCTTCACCAACGCCGCTGCCAGCACCGAGTCCGGCTCCGCCGACAAGGCGACCATCGCTATCAAGGGTCGTTTCCTCGGTGGTGTCGACACCAGCGCCCAGATTGCCGCCGTTGAGCTTTTCAACGAGGCTCAGGCGTAAGAGAAGGAGGAAAGAACAATGGCTAAGAATCAGCACACTCACTACGACAGCACCGAGATGAAGTCCCTGCTGGCTTCCGCTATCCCTGCTGCCATCATGGCTTCCGAGGGCACTCGCTTTGACAGCGCGGAGGACGCTTCCGTGTTCTTCGCCCGCGAACTCGACTTCGTCAAGACTCAGTCTTACGACGTCGAGTATCCCGAACTGACTGCCCTGAGTCTGTTCCCCATCAGCTCCGAGGCTGACCCCGGCGCCGAGACCGTGACCTACTACACCTACGACCGCAACGGCGTGGCAAAGGTCATCGACAACTACTCCACCGACCTGCCCCGCGCAGACGTCAACGGCAAGCCCAGCTACGCTCAGGTCAAGTCCATCGGCGATAGCTACGGCTACTCCGCTCAGGAGATGCGCGCCTCTCGTCTGGCTGGCAAGTCTCTGGACGCCCGCAAGGCTGAGTCCGCTCGTCTGGCTATCGACACCAAGAACAACCAGATCGCATGGCGCGGCGACGAGGAGAGCGGCCTGATGGGCGTTCTGTCCACCGGTCAGAATATCCCTCTGTTCACCATCACCGCCAACGCTTCCGGCAAGACCAAGTGGACCGAGAAGAGCGCCGACGAGATCCTCGCCGACGTGAACGGCATGGCGAAGCAGGTTGCCAAGGTGACAAAGAACGTCGAGCGTCCTGACACCCTGTGCGTTCCCGCCGAGGTGTATATGGACATCTCCACTCGCCGCATTCCCGACACTACTGCTACGGTCCTGAGCTTCATTCTGGAGCACGCTCCGTACATCAAGAACGTCGTGTCTGCCGCCGAGCTGGATGCCGACTCCGTTGAGACCAACCCCTACGCTCTGGAAGAGAACGGTCAGGGCGTTGCGTTCCTGTTCAAGAACGACAAGCACAAGCTGT